ATGTATACAAGTCAAAAACAACACACTCAGGTAAACATAGACTACATACCTGCAGAACTACACGAAAACAAAATATGGGAAATACAGTACTATGTATTAAATCCATTTACCGAAAAACTAGAAAGGAAGCGAAACAGAGTAAAACCGCTTAAAAGCATTACACTAAGAAGACAGCTAGCAAAGCAAATGATTGTTAAGATTAATGCCAGGTTAGCAAAAGGGTGGAATCCATTCTTAGAACGTAAAGGATTAAAGGAGTTAACTAAACTTTATGAAGTGTTTGAAATCTATTTAAAAAATATTTCCATTGAATATAAAGATGGTAACAAAAGTCTAGACACTTACAAAACCTACAATTCCAGAATTAAAAATTTAAAAATTTGGCTAGAGGAAAACAGATTGCAAGACTTGTACTGCTATAAGTTTGACTATGAATTAATTGATTCTTTTTTAGACTATTTGCGTTACGACAAAGAAGTGAGTGCTCGAACTAGGGATAATTATATGACATTTATAACAACACTTTCTTTGTGGATGATGTCTAAAAAATATCTAGCTCACAACCCTTGTGAAGGTTTTAAAAAAATTAATAAAAAAACAGAAGCTTCAAGATGTGTTTTTCCACAAGGAATTAGAGAACAGGTGTTGGAGTTCTGGAAGGAGCACAATATCAATTACTTTGTACTGTGTATGACTTGTTACTACTGCCTAGTAAGGAGAACCGAGTTAACTAAAATTAGAGTAAGAGATTTAAACCTAAATAAACAAACTCTTTTTGTAGAGGCAGAAAATGCAAAAAACAACAGAACAGCTCATGTTTCTGTACCTAAAGAATTGGTCTGTTTTTTAGCAAATCATGTGAAAAAAGCAAAGTCAACCGATTTTATTTTTAGTGCAGATAATTTTAAACCAGGAACAAACCAATTAAACCCCAATACCATTACCAATAAATGGAGTGTAATGCGTAAAAAAATAGATATAGACACCAAATACAAATGGTATGGTTTAAAAGATTCTGGAATTACAGACTTAATTATAAAAGGTGTCAACTTAAAATCTGTTAGAGATCAAGCCAGACACCATTCTATTAAGCAAACTGAGGAGTATATTCCTAGAAATATGAAAGAGGCAGATATTAATATTTTAAACTCTGGAGTTTCTTTTATGGATTAAAAGAAATGAGTTCTGCTAATACTAAGTATAGGGATTCATTCTGTTCGAATTCAATGCTTTTTACCAAAAAACTTTGATTCTCCATATAAACACTCCTACTGTTTTCTAATATAGATTTTTCTCGTTGAGAGCAAATAAAATCTACTTCAAAAAAATTAGCAGCTAACAACATTTGTAGCCATTTAATAAAATAAACTTCTGCAATTCCACCACTTCCTGCAATTGCATTAGTTCGATTTAAATAAGAGGTAATATGATAGGTGTCATCAGTTAGATAATTATAAAAAGACAATCCAACTCCGTTTTTTTCAAACCAACTTTTAGTTAATACTTCTGGGGTTTGTTTAAATGATGTTTCTATTATTTCTGTATTTACGTCTTCTCTAAAAACAACAGTTAAATCATTAGATGTTATACTTACAAAATCATCATTATCAGCCGATTTTAACAAGTAATTAGATGTTGTGTTTGTTTTTGGGTATAAAGGCTTTTTGTACTTAAAACCATTAATGTTTTTAACAGGAGTGTTCCAATAAACATCTTGTACATAGTTTAAATTGATAGTTTTTGTTACTTGATCAACAACAACCTCTATATTAAAATCATTTTTTAAAATTTTAATATATTCTGCCAACGTCCAATCTGGTAAAAAACGTTCTGGATGTATAGTTAAGTGATGTTTATAAACTGTTTGCCATTCCGTTTCATCATTTTCAGGTTGAGTAATTTCTACTAATAAATTATTTTCGTGTATTAATACACGGCTTTGCATTACTTTGTCATTAGCTACGTCTCCAACAATACTATATTCTAAGTAGTCATAAAAACTTTGATATAAAGGAGATAATAAATAATAAAAAGGAGCTATTACATTTTGATTATTCAACCCATCTACGTTATTGTTTAATGGAGGAACTCCTAGAACTTTGTAATTAATTGAGCCTTTGTATTTATACCAATCACTATCTGTTTTTAATTCTCCAAATTGAGTTGGATATTTAAAGGTTGGAAAATTAAAATATACTTCTGGAAAAGATCTAGAAACAAAATTCTCTACATAACCTGCCCAAGCCGTATCTATAAAATCAACTGAGGTTGCTTCTATATATGCTTTAGGAGTATTATTTTCTATTTCAATCTCAGGAAAAAAACTATGTATTTTTTTTGAATACTCGTCCAACAATTCATTTGTATATACCAAATCACATTTCCTATAACCATCTACAGGTTCTAATTCATATAAAATTCCTTTATATATTGTAAAACCATCTAAAACAGATACTTTATATTCTTTGTTTTTTTTAGTAAACCTGTTTGAAGGTCCTAAAGCAGCTACTGTATTTTGATTCTCTACAATTAAAAAAGGCTGAGTACTAGAGGCTGTTGTAAAATCACTAGTAAAAGCATCTCGTTCTTTTTTAATTTTAACGGTTGCTTCTACTGTTGGTAAAGTGATGTTATTGATTAATATTTTTAACATGTTAAAAAGCTGTAGTGTTATACAAAAATTTAAAATACATAGATGGTTGGTTTCCCCAAACAGTATCAGAACCTGTAGCAGACTCAACCGAAATAATTCCTGTAAGAATAAATTTAACATCAGGTTTTGATGTCTCAATTCCATCATTATATAGAGATTTTGTTATTTTTCCATCACTATCAAACGTATCTTCTATTTCAAACACTAATGTTCCGTTTGTTTTAATTAAAATAGGAGAACCTTCTCCCATAGTGTATTTAACTCTTCCTATTTCCACGCCATTAAATAAAATTCTTCGTGTTTCAGATTCTCCAGTACTACTTATATCTCCAATCAGTATGGCATCATATCCAAACTCTACCTTAAATTTTGCTGTTTCTCCTGGTTGTCCGCCATAAACAGACAAACCTCCTTTATTAGCTGCTACATTTATTTTATATTCCATAACTGTTAATTTTACTGTTTTTGTACTTGTTTTGTTTCTAACATCTGTAACGGTTAATAAAAACTCATATTCCCCAGCACCTGTCCAATTAGTTAATAGTAAAGTAGATGTTGTTGTATTGCTCATTGTTATTGGTTGTCCACTGTTTTGTGTCCATATCATAGAAAAACCATCTCCTTCTGTATCTGTTATTACAGCTGTAATCGTTTTAGAATTTGCATCTACATAAACATCTACTTCATCAGCCATACTAATAGATGGGGGTAAACTTGAGGGATTGTTATCTACAATTTTAAAGTATATAGACGCAGTATTACTTAACCCTTCTGTGTTTTGAATGTTGAATTTTAAAATAGTATATGGGTCTCCAAAACCTATTCCTGTTAATACTATTTTTTCAAAATCTGCTAAAAGATAAGTGGTTGAATTACTTACCTCAGAAACTCCTGAAGTTTGATGTACGTTAATAGTTCCTTTATTGTGTAGTACAGGAAAAGTAATACTAATAGCCCCTGTACCATTATAAGCAGCTAAAATTTCTGCTTTGGTAATTTCTAAAGCTTCGTTTTCTAAACCAGAAACATTAATATTAACCAAACTTGGTGCTACTCTAAATTGGTTGGAGTTATTAACCACAACAACATGATTGTCATCTAACAAAAATTCGGTAAAATAGTAATGGTTACGTTCCTTTACTTCAGTTCTTTTTTTGTTTTGAATAACAACATTTATAGCTTCATTATTTTTATAATAAAGTACATCTAATGCTGATAAAACATTATTTATTACAGATGAATAGGAAGTGTGATAATGGCCAGAGTTCAGTAAATATTTGGGAGTACTGTTTACTCTATATTTTAATAACTGACCAGAGTCTGATAATTTTAAAGTTTTATGGTCTAAGTCTCCAGTATCTTTAGGATTTCCAAATGTGTAGAAATACTCCCATGCATTGAAATTGTTTTTTACTACTAACTTACTAGGAGTGTAGCCTGTTTGATTGGTAAAATCTAAGGACTTATGATAGCTTTGGTTAGTGCTGTTTAACTCTACATAAACATTATCAGACTCAATAATTTCCAAAGCTTTTAAATTTATATTTAAAGCATAAATACTATAAATATCAATTAAGGTTTGACTAAAAATCACAATATCATTTTTAACTAACTTTAGTGTACAGGCTGTTTTGGCGAAAAAAGGAAGCATTAACACTCCATCTACAGGAACTTTAATGTATTTGTCATAAATACTTAAAAATTGAGAGTTATCTAAATTTATATTTTGTAACTGTTCGGAGTTTATGACCTTAAAAGGATCTAACTCTAAAGTGTTTACCAATGTATTAGAACTTCTTATATACTCTTTAATAATAATGTTTACTTGTTTAATTAAATTTGGTAGTTCTACAATTTCTGTTGATGATGAAACAGGAATATAATCTTGTATAAAAATAGATTCTATTACGTTTTGTAAATCTATAGTAGCGTTGTAATCATCTAGTTTAGATACAGTTTGTACATCATATTCTACTGAATCAACCAAAATAGTTGCTACAAAATAATGATCTGCTCCTAGAGTAGAACGAATTTCAATTGGTAATGGAGCTGTGTTTTGAAAAAGCTCTTGCGGTTTTGGGGCTGATATAATATCTATCATGATAATTTTCCTTTTTGGGTTGAAGCTTCTATTTCGGCTCTAATTTTATCCATGTCTTTTACTTGAGAGTAACCAAAAACAGGGTAAGCATTAATTCCTTCATCTAACTTGTTATATAATAATTGCAGAAACATGGTTTGGTTCTGCATAATAGATTCTAGTTTTTGAGTAGTGTTTTCATTAGCTGAAGGTGATGGGTTTGCTGTAGTGTTTATATTTCCAGTTTCAAAACCACGCACACGACGGTGAGTTATATAAATATTATCTATAGTTTCTTGTGGTAATTGTCTTAAAGTAGGATTATCTATTATCATTTCGGCACCGTTTTCTCCTGCCAAATAACCTCCGTTAGAAAAATAGGTGGGTTCTGTTACCATTTGTGTAGCAGTACTATTTGAAACTCCTGCATTAAACACTTTACCATCAGTACGAGTAAAATTATATTTACCAGTTTCATATCCAGGAACTTTATCATTGGTAGAATTAATAGCTCTAACTGCATTTAAACCAGATGCCAAAGCAATACCTGTTGCTCCTATTTTTTGTATGGTACCAAAAGGTTCTGGAAGCGTGGTTTCGTTCTTCCAAATTTGAGTAACACCTTGCCAAGTGTTTACTGTTGCTTGTGCAGCAGCAGCAACTTTACCTGCTTTTGTATTTTCTCCAAGCATTTGACCTACTCCATTAAAAAATGTTGCTGTAGCTCCAAATTCATCGGCTAATAATTGTTCCTTTTTTTGACTAGTTTTTTTGTCTTGCTCTTGAACCGCTTTGTTATAGTTTTTATTGGTGATTTCTTTTTGTTTGTCAAACGTTGCATTCAAATCTGCTATTTGTTGAAGTGTTCCACCATTTAAACGTAAAATTTCTAATTGTTTTTCTCGTTCTATTTCTATTTGAGCATTAGCAACATCTCTTGTTTTTTGTAGAAGAATTAAAGTTCGTTCTTCATCTGTAGCTGCATCTAAAGCACGGTTTTCTGCATCTAGTTCTATTTTAGAAATTCGTTGTTGTTCTTCAAAAGCTTTTAAAACTTCATCTTCCTTTTGTTTTTGAGCAAGCTTAGCAGCAGTTTCTTCTTCTCCTTGTAATCGTATTAATTCTGCAGTATCAATACCATTCTTTTTAGCCAACTCTATCTGCTTGGCATATTTTTGTTGAATATTGAATAAATCTTTATCTAAGCCTTTTTTACTCTTGGCAATTTGCTCATTTGTTTGTTGTTCTATAAAACCATCAATTGTTTTTAAAGCATTGGCATATAATAATTTTTTAGCATCGGCTTCTTTTTTAGAGGCTTCTCTTACAATATTTAATCTTTTATTTTCTTTATTAATTAAATTTTGCAATTCAACATTAGACATTCCTTCTGTAAAAGAAATTTTTAACTCTGTTGCTCTTTTTTCTAAATCATGTCTTGTTTCAAGTCGTTTTTTAGCTTTTTCTTCTTCAACTTTATTTAATTCATCAATAGCTATTGCGGTTTGTTTTGCTTCATCTTGCAAAAGTTTTATTCTGTTAGCAGATTCTTTTATACGTTGGTTTTGAGCAACCTTAGAACGTTTACCAGATTGTGCATTTAACTCAGCTTCTTTAGCTATTTGTGTATTGATGTTTTCTAAATGAGTAGTTAAAGTTTTTAAAGGTTCGTCTCCTTTGGTAGCTTCCTCTCTAATGTTACGCATTTCAACTGCCCAATTTGCTAAATCTTCATAACCTTTGGTAAACAAACCAGACCAATAACCTTGTCCGGTAACTTCTTTTAGTCTGTTAGCAGCATAATAAGTGTCGTTTACACTAGTTAACATATCAGCTAAAACACCTTTTGCAGATACCATTACACGATTTAAAAATCCACCTGCTGAACTAAGGTTAATCCAACTTTGATTTAATTGTTCATTAACTGAAATTTCTTCTTGTCTTAATTGGGTGATTTCATCCGTACTATCTATTAAATTATTGATATTGGTATCAATGTCCTTTAAAGCTTTTAGGTAGCGTAAAGAAGCATCTTCTCCTGCTCCTCCAAAAATATTAGCAATAGCAGCACCCACTTCTGGAGACTGGTCTCCAACTTCCCCCAAACGCTGTGATATTAGTTTCATTACATCTAAATAGTTAATACTACCTGTTTGTAATTTTTTATAAACTTCATCGGAATTAATACCTAAGCCTTCTAATCCATCTTTGGCTCCATCCACACCTTCACGAATACGAAGCATTCCTTCTTTAATAGTGTCTAATCCTTTGTCTGAAAAAACACCTTCTTTTTTGGCTTGAGTTAATAAGCCAACAAAATCTTCTAAAGGTAAATTTACTTCACGCATTAAAGGAGCATATTCTTCTAGCTGATCTAACATGTCACCAGATATATTTGCTCCTGCTAAATATCCTTTTTCTATTACTTCTAATGCTTTTATATAATCTACTTGGTAAGCTTCTGTAATGGCGTTTGCTGCTAGTAAATTTTCTTTATAGTCTGTACCAAAAGTATCTGCTAAAGCTTTGGTTTTAGCTACAGCATTGTCTAAAGGTTTACCAAATAAATCTGTTAAAAGTTTTGTTTCGTGCCTTAACTCTATTACTTCTTGTGTAGTATTATAAACTTGTTTACCTAAAGCAATAACAGAACCAACACTAGCCAAACCAATTAAAGCTGTACCGGTACTTCCAATGTGTTTTTTTAAATTATTAACAACACCACCTGTTCCATTACTAGCTTGTTTTAACTTATTTACCTGTGTGTTAACTTCTTTTAGTTGTTTTTCGTAATCTTTATAGGCTTTGGTACCAGGTGTAGCATTGGCAAAGGCAAAACGTAATTCTTTTTGATGTGCCGTTAATTGTTTGGATGTTAAAGATGTTATTCCTATTTCTTTACGTAACTCACCCATACGAGTTTTGTTTTCTCTTATAGTTTTGTTGTTGTCTTTTATTTGTTTAGAAATAGTTTTATACTGCTCACTTTCTTTTTTACCTGCAGCAAGTAGTTTTATTTTTTCAGCACGTAAATCTTTTTGAGTTTGAGAAATAGAACGATTTGTTTCATCTAATTTATACAGTTCTTTTTGTGCAGCATTTCCATTTACAACAATATCTAACTTTAAAATTTCGTCGGTTATTTTTTTTGTAGCCATTAGATTTCAATATTTAAGTTACCTGCAATTTTGTTTTTAACATCTTCTGTTAAACCAAACTGTAACTCATTAATAACTCGTTGGTATTCTCCCATAATTATTTTATTGTGAATAGGAGCGTGTAATGGGTTTTTAACATTGGATAATCTTTTCATATCTATAAAACGCTGAGTGAGTAAATGCTCCATGCTTAACGTATCTACACCTGTTACCGTAATGGTTCTGCGTTGTAATAAATTTTTAGGAATTCCTTTTGTTTTATTTAATACTTGTTGTTGCCTTGTAGCAATACGATTTCCTGCACGTTGCAATGTGCTACGGATGTAACGTTTTTCTATGATTGATTGATTTCTATTGCTAATATCCATACTACAATTATAGTGTAGGAACGGAGCAAACAAAAGGACACAAAAAAACCACTCTATTAGGAGTGGTTTTAAATAGATTTTAAGATTACAAAGATTTTTCTTTATCTAAAATTTGTTGAAGGAGTTCGTTTGTTTTTTCTTGGTTTTTTAAAATTTTAGGAACTTTCCAATACCATAACATTAAATCTCTAAAAATTAAAAAAACAATTATTGCAATAAAAATCACAATTCCAAATGCTGTAAATTCTCCCATAGTTAATTTTGTTTTAAATGAATAATAAATATAAAAAACTTATAACTTGCAATAACAATGAAAATTAAATTCATACATATTCTAAAAGATATAAGTAAACTCATTATAATTTATATTATATGTGAAGCTATATGGCAATTGGTAAAATTGGTTCTTTATTTAAGAAACTAAAAAACCTCACTTAATTTAAGTGAGGTTTTTTTATGGTTAACTTATAAGTAAATTACCACCGTTTATTTTTCCATAGTAAAAAAGAATCTTTTACTTTTTTATAACCAACACCAATAAGTACAAAGGCAAAAACACAGGTAAGTATAAAAAACACATAAGTATAAGCAGTCCATTGTGTGGTGGTTTTTTTACTTGTAGTATCGATATGTATTTTAGTAGTGAGTTCTTTTATTTTAGCCTGGTACTCGGTTTCTTTTTGTTGGGTTTTCTGTATGTATTCTTGGTATTCTGTTTGCAAACTTTGGTAAGAGGTTTCTAACACTTCTTTGGTTTGTTTGGTAGCTTGTAATTCTTCTATAGTATAATGTAGTTTACCATTAATGGTTTTTAGGTTTACTAGTAAAGTACCGGTATCTATGGTTTGATCTATAGGTTGTGTATTGTCTACAGCTCCTTTTATTTTAGATGGTGGAGTTGTGGTTTCTGTAACCGTTTTAGATTCTTTTTGGTTTACAGTTTTAGAATTATTTTGTACCACTTTAACAGTATCTACAGATTTGTAGTTGGTAGTAGCAGTATCTTTTAAAAATTCTTTTTGTTCCTGGAGACTTTTACTGGTTGTCTCTTTGGTGATTTTACAACTTACTAATAGTAGCAAGGTTGTTAGGATTAGGATTGCGTTTTTCATTTGTATAGATGGTTTTTGTATTAGTCTAATGGATTTGGGTTTAGTTTTTATTTCACTTTTATTTAAAAATTACATAACCATCACGGTCACGTTTTAGCCTTATTAATTCTTTGCATTTATAACCAAAGGTTTTTTGAAAGTGGGGTTTGTCATTTGGTATAGTTTCATAGCCTTTTGCTTTAAAAAATGAAATACATTCTTCCCAATCGGCAATTTTATCACCATCACCATCTTTTAATAGATCCCATGAAGCTTCTTCAAATGTTCCATTTCCATCGTTATCATATAACAACACAATGTCAAAAGCTAATCCGTATTGGTGATAAGAAAACCAAGCTTTTACCCAAGTAACTATATCACCTGGTAAAGTTCTACCTTGTGCATATAATTTATTTTGTTCTTCTGGAGTTCTATCTACGCAAGAAAAACGCAACCTAACTCCTTTACCTAAAATATTATTATTACATTCTAAATAGTCTGCTTTTAATTGTTCTCTAATTTTAGGATGTGCTTTTTCTATTCTTTGTAGTGTAATGTTGTCGTGTGCCATTTTATATAGGATTGATTAGTGAAAAATCTAAGGAATAACCACAATAACCATTAAAGTTTGATACTGGGTTAACGTCTAATGTTGGAAATTCTATTTGTTCAAAACCATCAATACAACCAAAGTCGTTACGTTGTATTTGTTGAATTAACTCAATAAATTCTATGGCTTTGTTTTGGCACAAGGAAAGTTTTTCTAAAAAAGCTTTGTTTCCATCATTATCAGTCTGCTTTTTAAGAAAATAAAAACTACATAAATCTTTAAATTCAATCTGATCTACATCTTTACTGTTTGGAGAAGAACTAGGAATTACCACCAATAAACCAATTTTTGTAGTCTTAAAATCTCTTGATTTTTTACTAAAATCCTTATCATCAACAATAAATAAATCATCGCTAAATTCAATTTTAGTTTTTACAAACTCTATAAAACTAGATAACTCGTTAATTTTTAACATTGTTTTTGGCTTTTGCGTTTTCTATATCTATGTGGTTTTGATACAATCTGAGCAATATGTTTAAATAAGGTTCTTGCTCTGTTTCTTTTCTGTTACCAAATACGCGTGTTTCTGCCAATGAGAAAAGGACACCAGGCATACCAATACTTTTTTGTTTATTAGCTTTTGCATTAAATATTACAGTCATATCACATTTATGGCCTTTTACATCTAATTCTGTAGCAGTGGCAATAAATTCTTCTACAGCCCAAAACCATAAAAACACACCATATTTTACATGGAATGGTATGGTTTTAAATTCTTCTGTTCTGGCTTCTACAGTAGCAGGATAAAAGGGTAGTCTTTTATCACCATCAAAACCTGATATTCTGTTTTCTTCAGTATCTGGTTTTTGTGGTCTGTAAAGAATAGCAACCAAAGTGTTTAACCAATATTCATCTTTGGTTTGTGCATATTGAGAAAATGCATATGTAGCTTCAATATGTTCTATAAAAGTGATGTTAGAAAATAAATCATCTGGCCCTATATAAATCTTATTGTTATGGGTAATGCTTTTTATTTTGTTATCTACAAATAACAAGCTGTGAGTAACTCTAATTTTATTACCATCTGTTTCTATGTTAAATAAATTATCTAACAAAGTAGTAGCTACATAAATGTTATAGTTTTTTTCTTGGCATTCTGCTTCTGATAGTTTGGTTTTATCATCAACCACCATATTTAAACAATGGTATAATAACAATACTTTAAGTTCAAAAAAAGAAATTTCTTTGTTTTGAAACATGACCATTAACTCACAATATTTTAAATATTGGTGGTACGTAAATTCATCAATATACTCTGGTAAATCTACTTGTAGGTTTATTTTAGGAAACTCTATTGTATTCATGATAAGTCTACGAATTTGTTATTCTTTTCCAAAATCGGCATTGGATCTACAACTACTTCTACCTGGTTTAATTTGGCAATTTCATCTGCTAATATTTGTAAATGGAATTTGTATTTAGTTTCTAAAAAATGAATTTGCTTCTCTTTATCTTCTGAATTATCGGCCATCTTTTTTTTATGCCCATCTACGGAATAAGGAAACATTTCTAAGGGCAATACCTGATATCCATCTGCCAACGCTTTGTAGGCTATTGGTTTTTGAATTAAAAAAAGCAATGTTTTGTCTGCAGGTTCTAAATTATTGGATTTGATTTTAGTCTTTAAATCGTTAAATACAGAAGCAGTAATAATTGGTAAAATGCAACTTTGCTCTATATCTTCCATAAAAGATTGTAGCCTAAGCAATAAATGGTAAGAATTAAAGGTTTTAATGATTTTTGAAAAATCTTTAACAGAATTTATAAACAATGCTTTGTTTGCTTTGTATTCATCAGAATCTGTCCATTCTGGTAATTCAGATGCATCTAACTCACGCAACAAAATATCTAAACCTTTGTAGGCTCTTTTGCGTTGGGTAGATTCATCACGAGCAATCATCCATTCGTATGGAAGTTTTTCAGTTTCTCCTACAGTAGTTAAACGACCATTTCCATCGTGTGAAACAGCATTGTTAGCTTCGTAATTTAACAAGGCAAAACAAAGAATAGGCAATTGTAGCTTTGGCACCAAAGCCATTACTTTAGCATATTTGGTCTTTTGTGCTTGCTCTGCTTCTTCTAAAGGTTCATCCCCTAAATAAGTATCTGTAATTAAATTATAAATATCTGAACCAATTACATCAATAACATCATAAGTAGCGTGTTCAATATCTGTGTTTAGGTTGTTAAAATTAAAATCTGCACTTACAAAACCTAATAGGCTTTTTAGTTCTTCTGAACCTTTTTCGTTTTTATCAAATACTATTTTCATGATCCTTGTGCGTTATGTCTGTTACTTGCTGTTAAATCTTCTTCTTTCTCTGGCATATGGTGGTAGAAACCTACTTTTAAGTTGGCTTCTGGCCAATTGTGTTTAATGGCTATATTCCAAATTTTGGTAATAACCATTTCTGGTAAAGGAGTTTCTGTTAGAATGTGATTTTTGTAAGCGTAAATTTGTTCTGAACCACTATCAGATTTACCATCGGCTCCAACTCCTGCTAATGCATTGTGTAATCCTAAACCTGCTGTAGTAGAAAAAGCTGCATGTTTAGAAATATCTAACTGAGCAGTTACAAAATCTTTTGTTTTTTGCTCAATAGGAACAATTTCCCAATCGTGGGTTAAAACTTTTACACCATTAGCATCTATAGATTTAACAGAGTGCCAAAATTTACCAACATTATCTACTCCAGATAATACATCAGTAATTTCCTTAAATACTTTATTCTTAAAATCTTTTAAGTCTTTTGGATTGTAAGGTTTGTTTTCTAGTTCAGCTTTCTTTTTTAACTGATCTTCTATACTATCCCAATATTTTTGCGGTGATTTTATATGAAACTTTAGGTTTAATGAGTTGTTGGTTAAGGCTTCTAAAATAAAAGGAATAGCACTTGCTCTTTTAATCCAAGGTAATGTTCCTAATAAATCTGGAATAGCATAATCATCAATACCAAAGCTTTTAAATTTAGAATAGTATATGCTTGTTTTGTGTTTGGTAGGTTCTTTAGCATCAAACAAAGGATATACAACATACTTGTTTGTGTAACTACTGTTCCAGTCTCCAACCAATACATGGGTTGGCTTTTTGTCTGAAGCACCACGTTTATAAGCCAAACGGCATTTTGTTAAGTCTAAATATTCAATAGTGGGAATTTTGGTAATAGAAGCTCCTTTGTTAGATCTATTATTTTTTGATATTCTTACCTTAAAAAAACAGCCTTCTGTGTAGTAAAAATCTACAGCAGAACAAAGCATAATATCTTTATAATCATTTTGATCTAACCATTTCTGTATTTCTGTATGTTCTACATATTCTCGTATTACTTTACCTTTAAGCCTTGTTGTTTTATATAGTTCTGCTCCTTGGCCAAACAATAAAGAAACCTTTTTGGTTAATGATCTAGGAGCAATGTTATTTCCAAAAACAACCTCCTGTATTTCTTTATCCAAAGCATTGTCTTTACCATAAGGAATTACACAAAAACCATCTACATCTATAGTGTTTTCAGACCACGACATATAGTCTTTAATAGAAGAATCATTGGTGGTTTCTTGTTTGTTTTCACGGCTCATTACTTCAAACAAACCTGCATTGTTTCCTTGGGTAATTAAGGAATGAGAAGGGGTTAAGTCTATTACTTGATTCTCCATTATATATATATGTTTTTACCTTCAAAGGTCATTAGTAAACACTCGTAGCATTTCTTATTCTGTTGTTGCACAACATCTACATATTCCAATAAAACACTATTGGTTTGGCTCTTGCTTCTAATAAGGGCAGCAGGAACTTTTATTTCTCCTCTGCTTATTCCTCTGGTTTCATCGTAACTAAAAAAAGAAAATGAAAAAGGAACACCTTGTTTGGTGAGCAATTTCATTTGTCTTATAGCTTCTCCTCTTTGTATTACTTGTGCATCCATACTACAAGTATAGTGCAGGGGGGGAGCTAACAAAAGGACAGTAAAATATACCCTGTTTTATAAAAAAGCTCCCCATTTTAAAATATGGTAGCATTGGCTTGTAAAAAAGCACAAAACCCTGTAAACATTAGGCTCGTCATATATCTCAGAAAAAAACAAGCGTGCACATGCATATACAGCTCTGAGCGGGGCGGTCAACTTTGTTACAATCTGCCTTGGATTGAAAAAAACAAAAGGGTTTGTTTGTTGATTTACAGTCTCTTATAAGATTTACTTATGTTTTTGAAGCACAAAATCCAACCAAAAGAGAATAAAAGTCTCCCTGTTTGGATTTGTTTTAAATAACTAGATAAAAGAAAAAAAATTAACCTAAGTCTAAAGCATTAGAAAATGGTTTAGAAAAAACACCTTTTATTTTATTTAAGTGTTCTTCCTTACATACCAAATATTTTAACGCATCTGATGGATTGGTAGATTCTAATGGCAAACGGTGTAAAGCAAGTTTTTCTGAAGTTTTTAATTTATGAATGGTTTTTTTACCCTCTTTATTTTCTTTAATTATTGTTTGTGCTTTTTCTAAAGATGATTTTAATTCTTTCCCTTCATCATTATCAGGTAATTTTAGCAATGGCAAACCATTGGTTCCGTTACACATATAAAGCATTAATTCATATTCTTGTTGGTGGTAAATAGTACCTTGATGCCTTGTCATTATTGTACAAGTCCAATCTGTAGCAATTCCATCAGCATCAAATTCAATTGCTTTTTTAAATTTTGAAGCTTCATCTTCTCCAACGTTTTGATATGCGTTTGCTTTTCTATCACACCAAGCTAGTACTTCTTTTTTTTGATGATTAGCAAAGTATGTTCTAAATTTTGCACCAAGCTCTGGTAAATATTCTGGAGATAATACATACATGAATTTTAAAACTCTGTAAACCTCATTCCCTTCTGACTGACCAATAGCCAAGGAACACATATTTCCTCCTGGATCTAAACCTACTTCTAATGGCTGATTATGTTGTATGTGTTTTAAACCTAAACTTGTTTGAATAATTCCTCCAGAAGTAAGTTCTTGTTTGTCATAAAAACTCCAATTATAACTGTCTTTATAAAAGTTCTTAGCTGTTAAATTAGGGTAGAACATTTGCCCTTTTTCTAGTTTTGGCTCTATAGATAATACAGAGGTTTTTACTTCTCTAAAATCCATAGTATCTAGTAGGTCCTTAAAAAATGATTCTGTTAAAACATCTGCATTTACATAAGAAGAACCTTCATAATAAAAAGTAGAATCTTTTCTTATTTTATCAAAAGAAGCCTGCCAACGATCTAGTAAACGTTTTTTGTTTCTAATGGCTTTTGGATTGTTTTGTTTGGTTGCATGGTAGTGTTCTATTCTAATTTCATTTAAAACATTAGCACATTCCCACATTAACTTTAACTGCTCCTTATTCATGTTCTTTTTCATGCCTTTAATCCAATCGTGTTCACGGTGGTTTGGGTTTGGCATATCTGTAGTAAAGCTTCTACCTCTGTATAATGGAGAGTTTTGAAAACGAACGTGTTCTCCACGAATTGCAGGGGTTAATTTGTTTATTTTCTTTTCTGGAATATACTTTACTTCATCACCTCCTAAATGTTGATATGAATCTCCTGCTCCTGTAGATGGTCTATCCATAGAAACTAATTTTACATGTGCACCTGTATGCCATGTAATAGTATGTTTCCAGTTCTGAGGATTTTTATAAGGTTTTTTAAAATGAGAAGGTGGTCTTTTTCCTACTACATAATGAATATCTTCTACAAAACCCATACGCTCAAATCCTTCCAATAAAGAAGGCACCACGTTTTTCATTAAGTTCATGTAAGTATCTCCTACCAAGGCTACGTAACAACCTGGCATTTCTGTAAACACACGTATAAACCTACGACATAGTATTTCTGTGGTTTTTGCTCCTCCACGACCTACTATAATGTATAGAAATTTTGGTTGTAACATTTCTATAACTACAGATAATACATTGGCAAAATGAAGTTTTAAACCATCTTCATCTGTGTTTATTTTGGTTTTTCTACTCATCTGTTTCTATGGCTTTTTCTACTTCAAAAGGAGTGTAACCACTTTCTCTTTTAAGGCGGTCTTTATCTTTTACGCTTACATTTTGAAAACTGTCTATTTGGGCAGCTAACACATTTCTATCTACTTTAGGAATACTTAATAAGTTAGAATCCATAACTATAATAGGCTGTTGTGGCTCAAACAAATGAGCAGGTAACGCTTCTTTCTTATCTTTTAATAAACCACGTAACAAAACAGCTTCTTTAATTGGTTTTACAGCTAATACCGCCTGTTCTGGTGCTTTAGCTGTAAGAATGATTAATTCTTTAATTCTATCTAAATCTTGAGCATACATGTTTATATATGCTTCCTGTTTAATTTCTGTATCTGCATAGAAATAATTCATTGCATTTACATATCTAGTTTTGGCTGCAGTTCTGGTAAGTTTTGGATATTCGGCCATTAAAGCCTTAATAATGTAGTTTTCGTTTTTAAGAGAATAATGCCAACCACGGCATTTGTCTAGTTGGGTTAAATACTCAACCATTTCTGGATCTAAACTTTCCGTTTTTTCGGAGGTAATCCAATCCATTAAAATTTCGTGGTGTAAACCTTCTAGTTTGGAATCCTTTCTCATTATAAATCGAATATTTGTGCTTTTGCGTTCTCAAAGTCTAAAGTTTCAGAACGTTTAATGTGGGTTTGGGTAGCAGTAACATTTCCTTTTAGCATTTCTTTATACAAAGAATCATCTGCATCAATTTTAGAATCTAAGCGACCTTTTAAATAAGCTTTTCCTATTTCTGTATTAGGATCTAATGCCAAACGCTTAAAAGTTTTTTTAGGATAACCTAAACAAACAGCTATTTCTCCAGGACCATAATTTAAAGAAGACAAACGAGTAACTTCTCGAATGTCTTCTTCACTGATATTAATTTTAAGTTCTGGTAAATTAGCCATGTTACTTTCTGTTTTTTAGTAAAGCTTCTATAAATGCTTTTTCTGCTGTGTATTGCTCAACTTTATCTAAGTAACCTTGTTGCTTTTTACCTGTAGAAGCTTCTGCTTTGGCTTTGTTTCTGTTTATGTAACCAATTACATTAGTTAATCTTTTAGATAAATCATCTGCAGATTTATTTCTTAATTCTTCTTTATAAGCTAGTTCCTTAAAAATAGGATGCTTACCTAATGGTTTTCCGTGTGCTTGGAAGTGTTCTAATTCTTCCCAAATCAATTTATTTTCCTTGTAAGGATCTACCACGCTTTTAGCAACCTCAAAACGTTCTGCTTCTGTAGTAACATTAAATAAATCTTTGTGATTTTCTTTGTATTCTGCATAAGCAGTAACTAAATCTGCAGTTAAAATTTTATAAGCATCTGGATAATTTTTTCCTTTTAAAAATGGAAATTGTTCTCTTAGCTTAATAGATTGTTTGGTTAATTCATCGCTTTCTTCTAATGCTTTTAACAAATCCGATCTTTTGTTTTGGATAGATTCATCACGTGCAATAATTTCATCAGGAATAAGAGCCTTAATTCGTTCCTCAATTAATTTTAAAGCTTCCTCTTTTTCTAAAGGGCAGTCTGCTAACATAGCACTTGCTTCTTCTGGAGTTTGTGCCGTTTGCAGTTTGGTAAAAAAGGCTTCTGAAGGAGTTGGCATTTTAACCACTTTTACTTCTGCTTGTACAGGCTTGTTAATCATAGCCAAACGTACTCTATCATTTTTACCAGTAAGTTTCCAAAGTTGATACTGTAACATTTCTATGTTAGCAGGTGTTTCTGTCATGGTGTTTAAAGAACGCTCTATAGAACGATTTTTATTTGCACATTGGCTGTACAATGCTTTACCACCTGCAAAGGTTCTGTCCGTTTTAAAGTATTTAATAATTTTAGCTTCCATGGTCTTATTTTATGATTCTTAACGAATATAAAACCAACCTATAATGTAGAAAAGGACAAGCTGTTTAACTGCACATAAACAACACCTACCTGTAACAGTACAAAAAACTGTGCTTTTGTGCTAAAAGCAAAAAACAAGGCTTAAAACCTTGTTTTTATTGAGTTTGTGTAGGCACTTTTTAAAAGTGCGTAAACGTGCATTTAGCAGAAATAAGTGTGCTGAAACAAAAAACCACTCGGTTAGGAGTGGTTTTTATGTTTACTTTTTAAAGGGTTAAAATTAATTTTTTCATTAAAAATTAGTGATATCTCTTTTCATTTTGTTTGGATTTTAATTGATTTTTCCCTGCGTATTTGATACAAATATATATAAATGTAATTAATTTCCTATTAACATTTTTTTATTTCGAAAGTATTTCCAAAATAATAACGTCCTTTTTCTATAGATGTAGGGTCTGTAAAGGGTTCTGTCTTTATCGTAGTAATACCACTAAAATTGTTTTTTGCAATTACCTTTAATTCATAATAACTACCTCCATATTTTTTTAACAATTCAATTAAATCATGTGAATGGTCTACAGTGATTATTAATGCATAGTTAGCTTTTTCGGTTTTACCTTTAGTAAATAGTGGTTTTCTTTCTAAACTCCACATTCTATCACTTTTTAAATTAATTTTTTTAATACCGTAATTTTGCCCTTTAGGTGAAGACTCTGGTATTAAAATAGACATTTCAAATTTTAAATCTAAAACTTTAAATATCCTAGAGTTGTTCATTATTTTTATAGAATAAACATTATCTAGTTTGTTTTTTAATTCTTCAGCATGGTTGAAATCTGAGATTGGTCTTGATGCAATATTTGGTGCAATACCCATTTTAGGTCTTAAAAACCAAATCATAAAAAGTGTAAAACAAGAAAAAATTAACCCACCAAACAACTCAACCATGTAGTCGTTATAAAAAAACTTATACCAATCAATATCCATAACAAAATTTTAAAAACGCAAATATATAAATATTAAAAACTTAATTAGTAATTATTTACGTTACAAAAAATCAATCCATCTTTTTATAAATCATAATATCTGTATATTTAGAATTATAGTTCATATGGTTGGTGGTTTCTTGAATAACAGCTCCGTTAAAAGGAGAAGCAGATTTACTCTTTTTTTCTATCCACTCGCATAGTTCCACAATATTACTTTTGTTAGATGTAAAATAGAAGTAACTAGTATTGCTTAGTGTATCTAACACATCTAAATAATCAGTAAGTTTCCAATAGTTTTTATACGTTCCAACTTCTGTAGATAGGTAAGGAGGATCTATTAAAAAAACCACATTAGTCATGTTTTTGTATCTATGAAAAAGTCTTTTGTAATCTTCGCAAACAATATCTAACCCATCCAAATATTCATCTGCATTATAATTAGATAATCGAACTCTATTGTAAAGAGTTTGGGCTTTTAGTTTTTCAAAGCTTTCAACATAATTCATACTAAACAACAAACAACCACTAATGGTAATGTAATCTACAAATCCATGTTTTTGTTCAAAGGCTTCAATTACTTTTAAAATTTTAATTCTATCGTATGATGGAATCTTTTTTTTGCGTTCTAAATGCTTGGTTAAAGTTCTTAGTTTTGCTATTAATAAATTGGTTTTAGGTACGTTTTCTAAACGTCTTCTATAATTATCAAAATCATTATAAACCACACTTGCATTGGGATATTTACGCTTAACAGTATGAGATAACAAACCACTTCCTCCGAATAAATCCACATATATAGCGTTCTTGGGATATTCGTCTAATGCTCTTGAAAAAGCTTTTATAAATCCTCTTTTTTGCCCCATAAATGGTAATGGAGCTGTTTTAAATTGTTTCATTCGTATTAATTTATTTAGTTATATATTTGTAAGAGCCAAACCATAACATAAAAATGCTACAGAAAACCTCTAAGACTTTTGTCCTCAGTAGGTGTTTTGTAGCATCTTCTTTTTATGTTGGTTTGGCGACTAAATAAAAATCTGAGGACATTTTATCCTCTAAAAAAAAGCTGTTACAAATAATAGCAACAGCTTTTTCCAAATTAAAAAACAAAAAAAACTAGCTTCGGCTAACTTCAATCATGGTATAACTAGCTGCACCACTCTTAAATGCTTTTAAGGTAAGTGTAGCGTTTAAGTTGGCTGTCCAACTTGCTCCTTCTTTTAACAAGATATTTGTAGCAGCATTTACTACAGAAGGATTTGTTCCTCCAGAACCTTTTAAGGTAATTACAGTACTTTCTGTAACATTGGTAAAGGCATCAATGGTAGCTGCACTAGCAGAACCATCTTGTAATTGATATTCTCCATTTCCTGCACTAGCATCTATAGTAGTAGCATCGGCAGCTACAGTATCTACAGGTGTTTCAAAAGGGATGTTTCCATAATGAAATCTAGGTACGCTTGTAGATTTTACAGTTTGTTCAAACTTGAATAAACTTTTAGTACCCTCATTATCATTTTGCCCTTCTACTTTTAAATAAACAGGAGCAGAACAATCTCCAATAATTTTAGCAAAAGGGTTTGGTCCACATTGGTTAAAACCTACAATAATAATACCTGGTACGTTGGTTCTGTTTTGTTCAAACTCGTTTTTTTCTAGTTCATCACCAGGATGAGAAAATTCTACACCAGTTGTCCATCCAATAGCATCTTCATCACCATCAGATGTTTTAGTGATTTTAATACTAGAAGGAGATGCATATATTTTTTCTGCATATTCCCCCGCATTTAAAACCAAGTCTTCTACAGTTTTAACGCCGTTATCATCGGTCTCTGGGTCTTTTTTAATAACATCTAAAGGAACAAACGACACGTAAGTGTTGAATTTCTCTCTAGTACCAGCACTGTTTTTTGATGGTCTGTTTAAGTTTTTTGATATATAAGCCATTTTTGATTTTATTAATAGTTAAACAAAAAAACAAACTCCCCTGTTAAGAGGAGTTTTGTTTTGCTATCCTCGTTTTACTTCTACAAACTTAGAACCTGTGTAATACACTTCAATAAATGTATTATTAGCTAAAGTCATGGTAGCTGTTAAACTAAATTTACCACTATTGGCAATGGTTGTAGAATTGGTATCTGAACCACCTCTAATAGTGTAGTATTCTCCTGCAATTGCGTTTTCAATATCTGTAATAGCAGTTGCTCCTGTATTTGCAGATGTTTTAAACTCATCACCGTTATTTGCATCTGCAGTAGTAGCATCTGCAGCTAAGGTTACAATTGTTGTAGAGGCAGATAAATCTTTTCTATCTACTTCAATAAACTTACCTCCATCTTGTGCAATTAAATGCAATTCAGTAGTTGGTGTTAACACACAGTCTGAACCTAACACTAAGTTTGCACCGTTTTTAACAGTACTTTGGTTAGTTGTAGTGTTTCCTTTTAACACATACACTGTTCCTACTGTAGCATTTTCTAATGCTGTAATGTTTGTTGCAGCTGTGTTTTCATCACCAATAACCACTATGTTATGATTTTTAACATCTACTGTTGCTACATTGGCAGCTTGTGGAATAGATACTTTATCTAACAATCCTTTAGGGTTGTTACACCAGAATAATTGGTTATTGTAATCTAATGGATCACTATCGTTTAATTTAGCTCCAAAAATTTCAACATGTGCTCCTAACTTGTAGTCTGTAAAAGCACAAACGTTACGTTTAGCTTTTTCAAAAGTTAACATGTTTTCTTCTCCTGGTTCATCCATTAACATTTTAATGTTATCCCAAGTGGTAACATTAAAGAATGTTGTTCCTTCGTATTGAGGAACTACTACAAACCTCATGTTTGGATATCCATCAATATGGTCTACTTCTCCATCAAAATCATTTTCTAAACCATGCTTAACTCTGTAAGCTGCTTTGTACCATTTTTGCATTAATTTAGAGTGGTTCCATTGCAATAAGTCGTTTCTTCTGTTTTCTGGAATTAACAATGCAGCTTGCTCATACACATCATAAATATTTGCAGAAGTAATTTCTGGCAAATCAAATGGTAAGAAGTGAACACCCATGTTTTGTTGAATCACTTTAAATAATCCATTCATACCATTAATAGAAGCACCTGGTTTAGCTAACAAATCATTATCAAAATAAACACCTTTGATAAATCTTAGTTTATCTTCAGAACGTGCTTTTTCTAATAATTTCATTGCCAACATAGCAACAAAACTCATTTTGTAAGGGTCTGAACCGTTGTTGTCTAAAATTGAATTTGCAATCCAAGTTTTTTCTAACTTTTTAAGTTCTGCACCTGACCATTCCATATCAATTTTGATATCGAATACTTTCCCTTTAATGGCAACAAATTTTGATTTGTTTTTGGCTTTAAAACCACTAGAATTCCCTTGTGTGATTTCTCCATTTAACAAAGCAGTGTATGCAAGTTCATCAGATACTCCAGAAATAACATCCCAGTTTGAAGGTAAGTCTAAACCATCTTTGAAAAAGTCAATAATTTTTGGTAAATACTTTCTAGCATACGCACCAAAATCTTCGTTTAACTTTTCTACGTTTAAACTAGAATCCCAGTTGGTTGCTTTAAAAGCTTCCATTCCGTCTTTAGCAACTGCTGCTGCGTTACTATTCCATGGTTTATCGGCAATAGCCATAAATGGAGATTTACTACCAAATAAGGCAGTAGTGGTGTGTTTTGGTAAAGCCATTGCTTGGGTATTGGGTTTTGTTACAGTAGCAACAGGAGTGTCTACTTCTGGTTCTTCTCCTAACAATTTGTTTTCTGCTTCTAATTCGGTATTTCTTTCTGCTAAAGTTTTATACCCTGCCATTAGTTGCTGAATTGCTTCTGCTGTGGTTAATTGGTTTTCTGCTGTAGCAGGAGCAGCTCCTGTTGGTTCTCCTTCTCCTTCAGCTCCTTCTGCTGTAGTTGCTGTAGGTGTAGGTTGGTTTTCTGCTAAAAAAGAAACGATTTCTGCAGTAATGTTATCGTTTTCATTTTCTTTAGCATTTAAAAACGCAATTACTTGTTTGGCAGTTCCTGAAGCTTCAGGAAAAGCAGCATCTAGTTGTTGCATTTGTGCATCCGTAGGGTTTACTTGGTCACCTTCGGCAAAGTTTGTTCCCAAAACTCTGTTTACAAAGGCTAAGATTTTCTTTTTGTTCATCTTATTATTATTTAGTTATTAAATCGGTTCTGTATTTGTTTGGCTTCGTATTGGTCTGCTAAATCATGTGCTTTATTAATGGCTTGGTTTAAGTTTCCTATTTCGTGTACCAATCCTATATCTAAAGAATCATCTGCATAAAACATTTTACCTGTTAATAAACCTGGAGTGTCTGTTTTTAGGTTTGGTAAACTTGCTGTTACGTGTGCTCTAAATTTTAAAGCCAACGGATCTAAGTGTTCTTCCTTAATTAAATCATACTTACCTTCCATAGCCATATCAAAACCTTTGTTTTTGTCTTCGGAATGGGTGGAGTAAATAACATGTTCTTTAATACCTAATTCTTCGTAGTATTTTTTAAAAGACATAAAATTGGCTACAATACCAATGCTTCCAAATTGTGCAGAAATATCATTGTCCGCAAAATTGTAATCGGCACCACAACGCAACCAAACAGCTAAAGAGGCACAAGTATCTCCAATAGTAATTACAGGTTTGGTTTTTTGTGCATAAAAGTCTTTAAAAGGTGCTGCAGCACTAACCATTCCTCCTCCAGAATCTATTACAATTACAATAGCTCTAATGTTAGGGTCTTTATCAAAAGCGTGTAGCATGGCCACCAATTCATCTGCTCCCCACATATACCAGTTTCCATATTTAATAATAGGTCCTGTAATTCTTACTACTCCAATAGCATCGGCCACAGGTTCTTCTGCAGAATAACCACGTTCGTTTCCAGAACCATCTATAACAGATCTAACATAACGAGCTTCTATTTTCTGATGGATATCTGAAACAGCTGCACTTCCATTAATTAAAAAATTGAAATAGGGTTTAAAGGCCAAAAAGGCTTCTGGAGAAACCGCCCATTTCCACTCTGTAAAGGCTAATAAGTTTTTATTTTCTGACATTGCAGTATTTTATATACTACAATGATAATTGCTAAGGGGGTTTTACAAAAGGACACAAAAAAAAGCCTTTATTTATAAGGCTTTTAGAAAATTTGTGTTTATTAGTAAATTTTGTAGGATTTTGGCTGAAATTTAGGGTCGCGTTAGTCTCTTTTTTATTAAAACGTAGTGTTTACAATGGATTTAGAGGTTCTTTTTGCTCTTTTATACATTTGATTGTATTTTTCAAAAGCAGTTGGAGAGTTTTGGAGTTTGTATTTTTTCATAAACTCATTTATGCTCTTGTGATGTTTTCCTTTTTTGTAATCATTTCCAAATTTGGCTCCATCAATATAGTTTACCAAACATAAGCGAAATAAAGTTTCAAAAAATTCTGTAATATAAGTAATTGCTTCTGGAGGCAAATACATATCTGTAAATCTAGCTTCCTCACATGCTTTGTCGTGTCTTCTAACGTGTTTAGAAAAAGAAACGTAAAGGGTAATTCCTTCTTTTACTACAATTGGCCTGTCACTTTTTTTTAAAGAACGAATAATAGTTTTGCATAAAATTCTATCGTTTTTAATATGTAAAGCTTTGGTTTGTACACCATTTATATATTCCACAGGTGTATTTAACTGACTCATTAAAAATTGAGCCAAATGATCTGGAAAAGGAAAAGGAGTTATTCTTGTTTTCTCTAAATTCATAGTACTCAAATATAGCGTTTTACCTTGTTATTTGGTAAGGTTTGGTTTTAACAAATATCATGTGTTTTTAACATTGTTGTCTGTTTTAGTTTCTTACGTTAGTCATTGTGTTGTAGTTTTTTAATTCGCCATCCTAAAACATCATCAATAATTTTAAATATTGGGGCTTTCTTTTCATATACAAATTCTGAGTTATCTCCTATACTTTTTACGTCTAAATACCAAAAAATAAGCAATGGAATTCTTAATGCTACTGCAGCCGTAAAACCTAATATTTCGGCTACGGTTCCATCTGTGTCACTTTTTAAAAAATGATTCACAAAAAACAAATAAGCCAAAAAAGTAAAACACTTAAAAAAGGTGTATTGTAATTTTTTAAACTGAAACTTTTTTAGTTCATAAATCCTTAAAAACTTTTTATGTTCTGGACTTCCAATCGCATAGTTTTTTGATTCTAAAAAAGCCATTTTGGATTGTTTTTTAGATTTTTTAATACCATATCTAGCATCTACCCAAATAGTAAGTAGTACTAATAATATTAATAGATTATCCACTCCAAAAACTTCAATACCATAAATATGCTTAATGATTTGGTAAAAAGTAATCCAAAAGGAACTTTTAAAAATTGCAACTCCATTATTTTCCGAAGCCACTATCCAACCGCTTTTTACGTATTTAAAAACAGGATAAAAATATATTTGAAAACAGTTTTGGTTCATGTGATTTTGATATTAACCCTAGCCTAATTAAAGACTAGGGGTTTGTTATTTTTAAATAAAGCTATTCTCGAACCATGCATTAATAAAACTAGAAATAACTTTTACTCCATAATCGTTAGGGTGTGTAATATCATTTAAGAAGCTTTCTCCTTTTACTCCTGTGGATTGAAATGCTTTATACCACTCATCCCCAAACTTAGCCTTAGCTTCATTGAGTAATGCTTTAGTTGTATTTACCATTGCAACACCTACTTCATCGCTATACGTGTCTGTATATTGATATAGATAACACATAAAGTTATCAAGTATAGTTTTTTGATGGTCAGTAGCATTATCCCAAGTCTTAAAACCATAAGGTTCTGTGGTTGAAATTCCACCGCCACCCACTGTAAAGTTTGGATTCCATTGTAAGGCTTCGTATTTCTGCCATGGAATAGTCGATACCTTGCTTTTCTCTCTAAATGAATAAGAGTTAGATTCTGAATAGAAATAATCATCCCATTCATTTAAGAAATCATTAATAGACTTACTATCATTATATACATTTTGACCTTGATTAAAATAGATTTCGTGAATTAAAAAAGTAAAACTATTAGGAGTTTCCGTCCAATCGTAAAAATCATCATTCATTGCAGGAAGCATACTTGCAATATTCTCTCCACCTCTTGCAGAGTTAATAACTGTAACAATATAAGGCTCTTTTGATTTCTCAATCCCCCAATACAAAAATCTACTATCACTACTATTTTTAGTTAAAGTAATAGTCTTAGAGCCTGTACGCTCATCAAAACTACCACCATCATATACATCACAAGTTCTAAACCTTAAACGCTCTTGAAATTTAGTATTGATTCTATTCGCAACAGCACCAGGATGACGCATCGACATTACATAACCATTAGCTTCAACCCATGTAGAACCATTAAAGACTTCTACTTTTCCGTTACCCTCATCAACTGTAACAGTAACATTTTCACAACCTTTTAAATCAGTTCTATAAATCCAGTTAAAAGTATAGAAATCTTCAGGTATAGTAAATTCAACACTTGCTAATGCTGTACCTGTATAAATTCTTGTATCAGATGGTCTATCTCCTATGTCATACCACTCATCGCCACCCGAACCATTACCTTGTGATATTCCTTGTGATGGTAGATTATTTGATTCCACAGTTACAAATGTAGCTGCTGATTCTGTAAACTCGCTAGACCTATCCCATCTCGAATACTCAACATTTTGCCACGTTAATTTGTCAAAAATTGCAGACCCTATATTTTTACTAACCATCAAAGGAGGTCGTTTTGTTTGTTCTTCCTCACTAAAATAAGTAGTGTGATAATCTCTTGCAGTTATGCTATCTCCTAGTAATACTACATTTATATTTTTATCACGTTTTAAATTGTGATTAAAAAATAAAGGGAATTTCTTATGAGTATCTTGAATAACAGGAACAATGTTGTGAATCTTATTAACAGCAACAGCATCAACTCCTAATTCTTCATCTGTTGAGAATTTTAAATAATAATCTTCATATTCTGTTACTTCACTACCATCTTCTAGCATTACAACACCACTTACATCATTTCCGCCTGTTGTAGTAGTATTTAAATCTATTGTAAAAAATACTTCATCTTCATCAGTAACTTGAAATCTAAATCCATTTGTAACAGGTGTAAACACAGTAGTTGTACCTGTTGTTGCAGACTCACTACTTGCCATAAATGAACGCGGAGAAGCTCCCCATGCTAAACCATTACCGCTAATAGTATATGTTTTGCCATACTCTAATTTTATAGGCTTAACTGCTACTAAATTAGTTCCTGAGTTTGGGTCGAATTGAGTAGATGCGGCATTTACTCTAAAACCTGTTTTCATATTTGTTTCTCTCGAATCAAACAAATTCTTACCTGTCACTATTTTTTCAGATACAGAATCAAGTTCAGAAACTATTTCTTTATTACTCTTAGTATCTGTTGATAGTACATTATAATACGCTTCATAACCTGTTATCGCTGTTTTTTCAAGCTGAATCACTCCGTCTATAATATTACTACCATTCGACACAGTATTAACATCGACAGAATACCATAACCTATCGGCATCATTAGCCGTAAATGTATAACCTCCTGTTATCTCTGTCATATTAGCACTTACAGCACTTCCAGAAACAATACCATTAGTAACTACAGGACTCTCTAAAAACAACGCTCTAGGGGTTTCGTGAGCCAAACCATCACCACTAATAAAATAGGTTTCCCCATATTCCAAACGAATAGGTTTAGTCGCAATCAATGTAGCTGCCCCAATAGGGTCATAACCTGTTAAAGCAACCTTAATTCTATAACCATCAATCATATTGCTAGGTCGAGAATCTAGTAAGTTTTTACCAGTTGTAATAGTAGTAGCATCATTTATTAACTCTATTCTACTCCTGTTTTCTTTTACAATACTAACCTTCGCTCCCTTATCTTGATCTACATCATTTGCATCATCTGTTAGCTGAATAACATCCCCAACCTTAGTTGTTCTCTCTGGAGTTACAGAAGCATCAAATCTGTGATATTCCGTATCCCCAATTTGGAATTTAAAAGTTTCTGCAGGAGTATTTCCTGCTCCATCTAACAAAGTCCAATACGCAGTAGCATCGGCTCTGGTATCAAAATATTTGGCAGTTTCTCCTGTATTAAGGTTTTCAATAGCTGAAGTTAAAATGTATATTTTATCATCTAAATATAACTTTAACTCAATAATAGATCCTAAAAAGTTTTTTGCAGTAGTAGGCAAAGTACTAAGGTCTATTTCTTTTTCGTCTTCAGTAAAAGTTTGCCCAGTTAACTTACTTAAAATTTCTACAAGTGAAGTGTTGTAGTTGTTAAGAATATCGTTTAAATCATCATCCCAAACTTGGTTCTTTCTAACCTTTTTTTCTACGATTCCTTCTTTTTGTTCGAATAAAAGTTTCTTTAAGCTCATTATAAATTAATGTTTAGTGAGCAAGCCAGATCAATAGATTCATTATCTAACATTGCAATGTTGTTGGGTGGTAATATTTGGTTTCCAGAAAACACAAGGGTAGTTCCTTTGTTAATATCAAAATCTACGCTTAGTTCTAGTGGGTTTTGCCTACTACATATTTCATAATAATCATTGGTAGCTGTTAGAATGATTACAAAATATTCATCTAACAATAAACTATGAAAGGCTTGAAAATCTGTTGATGATAAACCAGGATACAGAACTTGTAACTTTGTATTGTATACAATTCCGTTATCTGTGTTAGCAGGTTGACTTGTAAATACTGTTTTTGTATAGGTAGCATATACTTGCTGAAAATTACCTAACAGTCCGTTTTTTACAGATTGTAAATACACCGTTTTGATGTTGTTAAATAAGGCTGTATTTCTAGTGTCTAATCCCATATTACAATAATAATTGTAAAGGATGATTGGTAAAAGGACACCTGTTTTTTTACTGTTTAAAACATTGTAATTGTGCTAAAGTGCTGAAAAGTACTCAAAAAATGCTTTTTTAATGTATTGGTTTTTAAGTATTTATAATTAAAAGCACAAAAGCACAGTTTTTTCTAATTATTATTATGTTTTTTAACTAAAAAAAGAAGATTATTATATATGGTTTACGTTTTTTCACACAAAAGCACCTGTCTCTTTTTTTAATAATAGGGGGTGCAGGGGGAAAAGAGAAAAACAAGGTATATGATAAACTTTAATTTGCTTAATTCTTAAAATGTTAACGAGGACGAAGTGCTTCGTGCTATTATATAAATGAACCAGGAGACTATAAAACAAGTTTGCGAGTACTTTACTAATAAACATTTAAAAAGTTTTACAGAAGCTTTTAAAAATGATTTGTTTGGGTTTGAAAGTGATTATATAAATCTGCAGCAAACAATATTACTGAACAGAATTCAAAGAGATATTCTGGAGCAAATAAACAGGAGTGATGCAATAGGAGAGGAGCGTGCTTATTATTTAAGCGTGTTAGATAAATGTATTCTGGACTGCAAAAAAGAATCCGACCTGTTTGTTTCTAAACTAGATCGGATTTAATAAAAGGTTGTGATAACCTGCAGACAAAACATGCTATAAGTACCTTTTATGCAAAAGGGTACTCATAGCCGGTGTTGGCAACAATTGTTTTTTTGCCATCTACCTGTTATTTGTGGTATTTACTCCCTTTTGTTGGATAATCTTTATATTCCTTGGGTTTAAATACAAAAGAGTTCACTTTACCTTCTTTGTATTTTTTAGTAGTTATTTCTTCTCCTTTATAAGGCTCAACCCAATCGCTTAATTTTTCAAAATCAATAGGGCTAATAACAACGCTTTTACATTCTTCTTTAAGAAGTTTTATAGCTTCAACTCTACCTATACCATTTAATCCAATTATTGCTATTTTTTTATCCATGGTGACATTGTGTTAAATTGTTGTATATATTTTTGTTCGTACCTCTCAAAGTTGCCATCGCTTTAAAAACAACAGTAGCCAACAGCACATAAAAAGCATATGCGAAGCTTACGCTTCTTATATGCGGCATGTTGGCAACAATTGTTTTTTTTGCCCTCTACACGTTAGAAGGAGGCTGATATCCATTTTTAATGAAAAGTCTATTAATACATTTAAGTTCCTTTGTCATTTCTTTATCAAAATTAACATCGCCATCAATATCGCCATCACTACATCCTAACATCCCTTCAATAGCAGTTGCTAATTCAAAAATTGCTTCTAATTGTCTTTTAGTTATATCTATTTTCATCTTTGTATATATTTTTGTTCGTACCTCTCAAAGTTGCCACCGCTTTAAAAACAACAGTAGCCAACAGCAGCTAAAGTCAAGCAGTTTTGTTGTTTTCACTAAGTTGGTTTTCTCTCTATCCGCTAGGTGTTACGGCTCGAAAAATCTTCGATGTTTTCTCTGCCTAACCCTAGCTGCGGCAAGTTGTAGCACAATTACTGCAAAAGACTGAGGAGTAGCTAAACTGATTCTTTACACAAGCCAATACAGTTATACTCACAATCTTTACCTGTTTTATAACACTCCTCTTTAAGTTCAATTTCTCTAACAGGAAAACCTTTGCTCCATTGAGATTTTTTCATTGAATCATTTTTTAAAAGAAACTCAACGGTTGGGTGTTTTTCTCTATTAGTTTTGGTATCGTAAACTTTTGCAGAACCCCATCTCCAATCCAAAACATTATAATCTTCATAATTCTTTTTTAAAATTTTATAGCTAAATAAATATCCTTTAAACCTTTGAACGGTTCCTATTAAGTCTAAATACTGTTGTGGTAAATCTGTTTTCATAAGGCTATTTAATAAAGTTCTACGTTATCTATTTCGCAATCTGATTCTTCTGTGATTAACGGATTGTTTGGAGACAAAGAACCACTACCAACGGAGTAGATTATAAAATCTATTACATCTTGCTCTGTTAATTTTTCTGTGTCTCCAGAAACTTCTATTTGTATGTTTAAATTGAAACTTTTCATTTTATAGGTTTTAGTTATAACAATCCTTTTTCGGTACAAAAAATGGCTATGGATGAAAAAAAGCAGATAAGCAGAATTACAGCAATTAATATTTTTGCTTTTTGTGGTGATGTTAATTTGTCTGGATCTTGATGTTGGTTTTTCATAATTAAGCTGTTTTTGAGGTTAGTTTCATTTCTTCTTGGTAGAATTCAATCTCCTGGTTTTGTCTAAAATTTTTCTCAATGGTTTTTGCAGAACATCTGTAAGTTGAAACTCCTCCATCTACATAAAAAATTCTATAAGTATTGTTTTTGTTGTGGGTTACTGACATAGCCTTTACGTTTGAGATTCAATTTCTTTTCTAAGCGTAGAAAATATTTCTAATAATTTATGAGTAGTAAGAATAAATCTAAACTCAAATTCATCATCACGATCTATTTCATTTTCAAAAGGAATGTCTAAAGCTGCAGTTAGCATTAAATTGCCTAAAGCCGTGAAAAAAGTAATTGTAATTACAGGCTTGCTGTTTTCGCAGTAACCTCTTTTTAGCAATACTTGTATGTTATTTGGGAGATCTACAATTTTTATGATTTTCATAATATTTATTTTGAATGATTGGGTTTAATTATTTGGGTTTCGTGGTCCATAACAGTGTTCGCAACCACTAGTATTGTGTTCTTTACAAATCATATCAGAAACACAGATATCATGAACACCATCGCAACGACCACAGCATCTATTTTGTTTTGCAGGAGGTGGTGGTGGGTTTTTATATTTAGGGATGCCTCTTGGTTTTTTAGATTGATAATACTCCTGGCACAATCTAAAAATGTAGCAAAACACAAATCCGTAAAAAACTAAAATGAATACTTCTAATGTTTTTTCCATGGGTTACGTTATTTTAAAGTGTTAAAGATTTCGTATTCAGTAACTTTTTTTAGAATTAAATACTCTAAACCCATTAACAATAATTCTATTGAAGTTTCATCTATTCTAAAATTAGGCTCGTCTGCTTTGTGAGTAAGGATACATACTTCATAATAAAATTGATCATGTTCATATTTTACAGAAATGTTTTCAATTGAATAGTCTGAATTATTCTTATGAATAATATCTTCTACTTTAAGATGTAGAGCTTTAATTTCTTCTTGGTGGTTTTTAGCGTTGTTTGACATGGATTTTTTGAATGATTGGGTTTATTTAATAATTTTTGTATTTCCTCTGGCTACTACTTCATCTAAGGTGTACACTGTTGTTTTTTTCCAGTTTACTATTCCTTTGGAGTTGCTTCTTACAAAAACCTCAAAAGGGAATGCTGTACATGGAATTTTCCATTTTAGCTGTAATTCTATTTTGTTGGTTCTTATTACGTAGAGTGTTTTCATTTTTTAAGGATTTTTAATACACGTTTTTTAACTCTTTTTATAAATGATGGTTTTGGTAAAAACACTAACATTTTGTTACACAAACAGCATTGTGTTTTTACTACCTCGTGTTCTGCAAAAGCTTCTATTACAATTAGTTTTTTAAGTCCGTTATGTTTACATTTTTTCATGTTTAAAAAACTTCATTAGATTGGTTAATTAACGTTTGCAATTCTTCTTCTGAAACAAACATTTCTACATACTCTACACTGTTTATTTTAATATTATCACCGTTACTACTTGGGTTAAATATGTAACCTTTGTATTCTGCATATTTGATAAGCTTTTCTTTAAATTTTCTAGGATTGGTGTATATTTTTTGCTGTGGGTATTTTTGAATAAAAGACAATCCAGAAAAAGAAGACTTACTGTTAGGATGTAACACTCCGTTGTACAAACCAGATTTCGGTAGTTTTTTATTTAGGTTGTTATAGTCTGAAAAAATTTCATCTGCCCACTCCATAAAATCTTCTCCAATATCTTGTCTTAACTTTCTGCGTTTTAATTTTTTAGTTGGTGCTTGTATAATTCCAAATTGAAAATAAACCTGTAATGCTGTAGCTGCTAAATTGGTGCTTAAATTGGCTTGGGTATAATCCCAATATTCAAAGAATTTAGAGTTATTAGTACTGTCATTAGTTGGTTTGTAATGCTCGCTGTACCAGTCTGAAAAAGCCACTCCTATTTGTCTGTCATTATAAGAACCACCTTCTCCTTTTAAAGCGTGGTTGGTGGTAATGTAAAACTTTGGAGCTTTTTCTTTTGGAATGGTAATTTTTTTATCTCCTTTTCCTTCTACTTCAAAATCTCCTGTTATTTCTGGGAATATTCTTTTAAAGTTAAAGTTGGCCAAAACGTCATCTATAAACACTAAACAAGTACGTTCGTCTATTCCTTCCCATATATATTTATCTTCGGTTAAATTGTTTTTGGTACCAGGAATGTATTTTGTTTTAATTAGCCAACGCACAAATTCTCCAAGTAAAGATTTACCAGATCTACCATTAGAAGCAGAACCTTCTGAATCTTTACCATCCATAGCTACTACAGCTTTTAACACATCTGGATTTCTGTACTCGTGTAGTAAAAAACCTAAACAGCTTAGTTTGTTTAAAAAATGCTTATTTCTGTCTAGTTGTTCTTCTATGGTATACGTACTTTCATCACGTGTATGGTTTTGGTGGTTAAAGTCTGATGCGTTGAATAAAAATCTTAAAAAATCACATTCATCACCAGTATCTGTAATGTCAAATAACCAATTGTCTCCTTGGTAGTTTTTTAAAGACGGATTGGCTTTTACTACTTCATCATCTATTTTGGTAATGTTTTCTATTAAAGCATTTAATTTTTTAGGCTTAAAGTCTCTAATTTTATCTTTCCAAACATATCCTGGCAAGTTCTGTAATAAGTTTTCTTCTATTCCATCTTTGGTAATTTTCCAATAATTGTCTTTAAAAAACATATACTGTACACCAATATCGTTGTTATGGAAATTAGGATCATCGTATTGTAGGTTTCCTAAAGAAGCATCTCCTAAATATTGTTTCCCACCAGAAAACAAAAGGTTTAGAACGTTTTCATACTCAAACTCACCTAAAGCTCTAGTAAAATCTATAATAAAGTCTTTTATATAACTAGCATTTACTTCTTTAACAATGGTGTTTTCTTTATGGATAAACAGGTATTCTTTTTCTGACAACTTGTAACGACCAAAACCTCTGTTTTGTAAAAATTTATAACACCTGTTATAATTAAATTTTATACCTGTAACCTCTGTACCACCACCTTTTATTTTTTTGGTTTGTTCATCCCAATAAGTTTCTTGAACTTCTATGGGTTGAGCCATTTCTACCTTATCATCTTCTGTAAACCTCCATTTAATTCTACCTGCAGTAAAAACCTCTATGTTGGCTTTTTTAATTTCATCTTTATAGTGCTCTATAAATGCTTGAGTAGACTGTATGTGCCAAAGTTCCTTTATTTTGTAGTCTGACTGAGAAGTGATTTTATAAAATTGTAAATAATCAGCAACTCCAGAAGGATCTACCATTGCTTTTTCACATTGAGCTTCTAGCTTGTCTTCGGCACCATATAACGTATTGGTTAACAAATCATCTAAACCTTTGTCTTTAGATTGGTTTTCTTTTACGTGTGCAAAAAAGATGTTTAAATAAATAGCATTGTTGGTAAATGCATAGAAATAGTCTTTAAAGTTTTGAACCGCTTTGTAAAATGAATAAGGTCTGTAATCTGCAGGAGCACCTTTTTCTAAACTTCCTAATTCGTTCCAATCTGCGTCTAAAACAAATACTACATTTTCTACTTGACATTTTCGTATGATTAATTCAAATTCTGCAGGCAAACTTTTTTTACTTGCAATGTTGTGAATTCCCATAACACCCACAGAAATCATGTTGTGTTTACATGCTTTTTCTGCTTTCTTTTCTCCTTCTTGTATATAAAGAGTTTTAATTCTAGAACCTTGTTGATATTTTTCTCTTAATATTTTAGGTAAATATACTTTGGTATCTGAACCATAAGGTGATCTATATTTGGTAGGTTTTCCTTTACTATCTAAATGTGCCTCTGGGGTTTGATAACGAACTCTATAAAACTCCAATGGTTTAGGAGATATGTTTCCATTTGCCAATTTTTTATAGTAAGTCATTGGCTTACTTTCTAAATCGTAGTATTTTATAATAACATCTACACCAGGAATAATTTTAAAAGCGGCATCTACAGAGCCAGTTTGAAAAGCTGGTGTTAACACTTTTGTATTCTCATCTACCTGTATTTCACTAGTAATATCCTCCATGGTTAAACCAGATTCTTTTAGCATAGCATCTAAATAAGAACCATTAGTATATTTTGGAGTTTGTGGTTTGGGTTTAACCGGTAAATTTTTAACAGATGCTACCAACTTGCTTTTTTTCTGTGTTTTAGGAGCAGGTGGAATATCATCTATACTAATATTTTCTATTCTAGCTAAATCTGTTAACGTTTCTACAAAGTTTTTACCATGGAACTTTTTTAAATAATTGGCAGGGGTTTTTACACCTAAATCACACACAAAACATTTAACTACCTTTTTAGCAGGAGTAAAGGTTAGTTTGTCTTTTCCACCACATTTAGGGCAATCTGTAACCTTACTAGAACCAGACTTTTTAAATGAATGAAAATCATTTAAAACGTTTTCTAACGTTGCTTTTTCTATAATTTCGTTTTTCTTATCGTCTGGTATGTAAGTCATTTTGCTAAATATTTATGATAGTAATCTTCAATGGTCAATGGTCTTTTGTAGGCTATTACGTTTTTTAAACGCTCATCAGTTTTAAGAATCTCTTTTGTGTAAGCGTTTAAATCTGAAATAATCATGTTAAACGCTGTTAGGTCCAATAATTTCTGCTTCAACAGGAATATCGAGCACGCTTTTGTGTGGCATATCACATTCATTGCTTTCATTTCCAAGTTGGATATTTGAACGGATTTTAAGTTCATGTTCCCTTTCCTCAATCTGTTTTTGGTAGTATTTTCTAAGATCGTTTTTTGTAGAGGCACTTGTGTTTGGTAATGTTTCCAACGCTGATAATTGGTGTTTGTAATGACTGATTTCATAATCTAACTCTAATGATGGGATGATTGAATATTTTGACATAGTGACTAGTTTTTTATGGGTTCTGAAGCTTCGTCTTCAGCAATTATTTTATTAGGGGAATCTAATTGTTGTTTTGTGATTTTTTCAGACAAAACATTTCTATCAGCTTTAGGAATAATTTCATGTTGTTGTACTACTGAATCATTAGCTAAAATGTTTAACTCTAATTGTTTTTTATTTAAAGCTTCAATTTCTAATTGATGTTTTGCTTTTAAAAGAACCATATTTATAGAGTTGCCAGACACACTAAATAGAGATGCTATATCATTTTTATTTTCATAAACATGCAAATCATAAGATTGACTAATTTCAGTTGATGTATTTCTTATTTCGGTTACTATTTCTGCTGCTTTTATTTTATTGCTTTCTAAAAAAACTTCTGCTTTTTCTTGAAATTCTACTAATTCTGGATTCATAATTGTTTTAGGTTTTGAATGATTATTAATTTCTTTTGGCCAAAGCTTTGTAATATTCAAAGCCTTTAATGGTTGCCGGTTTAACAGATTCTATTTTTAAAATTTTATATACTGCAGTGCCTTCTTTACTATTGGCTATAATGGTATCACCTTCGTTAATTTTGTATTGATATTTGGTTACAAAACCAATATTTCCTTGCTTATTTTTAGCGTGTTTACAATCTGATACAGACATTAACATTACGTTTCCTGTGTTTACACTGTGTTCTGTGTTCATAGTCTTAAATATTTTTAGGTTGTGTTTGGATGATATGATCTGATACTGCTTCTAATATTAGTTCCTGCTCGCTTTGCACCTTAAATTTTTTATGAAGATTATCTCTATGAGTTTTTAAGGTGTTTTCAGAAATATTAAATATTTCAGTTATTTCTTTGTTCGATTTTTTTTGACCAATTAATTCCAACAACTGAATTTCTCTTGTTGTTAAAGTGTTACCGTTACTGCGTACTGTTATTTTTTTCCACTTTAAACAAGCACATGGATTAGGTAGTTGAGAGTTACATAAAAAGTTTTCGCATTTGGCGAGTTCGTCATCAGATAAATCTGGAGAAGAATCTAATGCTCCATATTTACAAAATGTATAAGCCTCTAAACCATTTAATGCAGAGCCATGTTGTTTAAGAATTTCCTTAAATGCAACTTTATCATTTTGCATTTGTTCTAGTAACATTACATGATACTTGTGTGGTAATTTGCTAAATGGCTTAGTGTTTCCGTTTTGAGTAAAAAACACTTTTTTGGTTCTTTTGTCTCCCCATAATTCTATATTAGAATCTTCTGGATGCATTCCTGCAGCTAAAATGTTAATCGAAAAAGGAGTTGATTGGTGGGAATTGTTTAAATTTGCTTCCATAATTATTGGTTTTTTGAATGATTGGTAATTATAATTTTAAGCAGTAGTTACAGCTACTGCTTTTTTTATTCCTAATACTTGGGATTTCATAGACTCATATTGAGCATCTTCTGCTTTCTTTTCTTCTGCAGCTTTAAATATTGCTTTGGCAAAATAAGGATGGTGCAAATTACCAGTCATAACCATTCTAATAGTGGTTTTTGATACACTAGATCCATCTTGGTTTTTAACTCCATTTTTTTCAAATGAATTTTGGATATATGGAGAATAGTTCCTACCAAATACTTTTTTTAGTTCTATTTCTTCTTCTTTAGATATCATACAGTTGTACTATTTGTTAATTAATTAATTACTTCTAAATTGCTTACGCTTTACTTACGTTTTACTTACGCAAACATAAGTAAAAGTTTACAATAATAAGTAATGTTTTACTCATAAAATATGACTGCAAAAGAAAAATTAAGAAAAGTGGCTGATTATAAAGGTGTTACACCTAGAAATTTATCTATTCAATTAGGTGCTTCAGATAGTTATCTGAGAACTAATGGAGCTATTTATAGTGATATGATACCTGTTGTGCGTAAAGTTTTACCTTTTTTAAACATGGATTGGTTTTTATATGATGAAGGGGATATGATAAAAAAGGAGTCTTTAGAAGTCATGGAAGAAGAACAAGAACCTTATTTACGAACAGAAAAAGTGAAAAAGGAAGAAGATTTAAAAACTTTACAAATATTAGTTGAAACTCAGAAGCAGAACTTAATTGATAAAGAAAAGTTAATAGCGGTTTATGAAAAAATGCTTGGAATTACTGATAATGAAGAGTCTAGTAAAGCTTCTTGA